TATCCGGTTGCGGGAGCGTCCGGCCCTCGCCGGAGGTGCAGCTTACCGTGAGTGGCTGTCCCAGAGTGACGCAGTGTCGCCTGGAAAGGTCAGCGCCGCGCAGTAACGGCGATCTGAATGCGGTGCTGGATGAAACGGAGGCCGCCTGGGCGGCGTGTGCTGACAAAGTGGACACGATAATTGCGTGTCAGGAGCGAGACAGTGAACAAGCCGCAGTCTTTACGCAGCGCCCTGAATAAGGCGGTGCCGTATATCCGCAATAACCCGGACAAACTGCACCTGTTTATGGATAACGGCTCACTGGTGGCAACCGGGGCCAGCTCCATGTCATGGGAGTACCGTTACACCCTGAACGTGGTGATCGAGGATTTCAGCGGTGACCAGAATCTGCTGATGGCTCCCGTTCTGCTTTGGCTGACTGCCAATCAGCCGGACGCAATCAATAACCCTGAGCTGCGCGAAAGGCTGTTTACCTTTGACGTGGATATTTTGCGCAATGATGTGTGCGATATCAGCCTGAACCTGCAGCTGACAGAGCGCGTACTGGTCAGCGCCGACGGGGGCGTGTCGAGCGTTGAGGCGGTGCCAGAACCGGACGTACCGGAAGAAATGTGGACGGTGAAGCATGGGTGATCTGCAGAGGGTGGATGACTGGCTGGCGGCGTTGCTGGCAAATCTGGAGCCTGCCGCACGCAGCCGCATGATGCGTCAGCTGGCGCAGCAATTGCGCCGCAGTCAGCAGCAGAATATCAGGCTGCAGCGAAACCCGGACGGGAGCGGCTACGAGCCGCGCCGGGTAACGGCCCGCAGCAAGAAGGGGCGCATCAAGCGCCAGATGTTTGCAAAACTTCGCACCACAAAATACCTGAAAACCGCTGCCAGTGCCGATTCTGCATGCGTGCAGTTTGACGGCTCAGTGCAGCGTATTGCGCGCGTTCACCATTACGGCCTGCGTGATCGCGTCAGCCGTAAAGGGCCGGAGGTCCGCTATGCAAAACGGAAATTATTTGGCTTCAATAAACAGACAAATGATGTAATTCAGGAATTAATTATTAATTGGCTAATTGTAAAGTTATAAGCGCCATTTAGATATATTGCTCATTGGATGGTTTCGAAGTGCCCAGTTGGCTATTTCACCTAAGGTTCCTTTTTCATTCGAAAAAATCTCGGCGGTCCTGGGGGATATTAATGGTAATTGATTGTTTAGAGGTTCGTTAAACTTTATGGGCTCGTAGCGGAATGCATATTTCCAATTGGCTAATGCTGCTATACTTAATGCAATGTTGGTGTTTTTAACTTTGTGAAAGGTTTTTCTGGCAGTATCTAATGAACATCTTTCACCAAGAGTTATTGTTTTTATTGCATCGAGAGGGATAGCGTCTGTATATATATCAAAGGCTTTTGCTTTTCCTTTTGATTTTTTGCAATAGCTTAATGGTTTTACCAATCTCCATTCTTTTTCATAGCTCCACACCTCTGGTTTAATACATAAATCAGCGATAGGTATTGTTTTATTCTCAAGGAAATAATTTATATGTATCATTGGTCGTTCTTGACTATATTTTACTGCAAATAGCCCTTCGAAATACTCATGCTCTTCATTAAATTCAATTACCGCTCCATTATATTCATCAGCATAATGCGCCCACATTAAATGCGAATCAAAATTTCTAGTTAAACATAGTATTCCTATTTTTTCATTAAGATTTTGAATAAGCTGCCTTGAGAATATATCATTGCAATTTTCATGTTCGAAACCATCTTCCAAAATGAAATTATCAATAAATCTGTCTTTTGTATTAATGTCGAATTTTAGGTTTAATTTTTTATCTGGTTCAATATTGGGATTGAATACCTCCAGTGCGAGCTCAAAAGGATCGTTAAACCCTCCTGGCTGAGTAAAACGTATGGAACCGTTAAGAATAAAATCTAAAGTATTTGCAGAAACATATTTGTATAAGGCCATCTAACAATATCTCATTTTTTTAGATGCTGGGATTATTGTGCAGTTCACCCTACAAAATCAACAAAATGCCTTCCAAGAAATTTTTTTGCATTGTGAGTGATATGAATGCACAACTCACAGAAATCATGCGCCTTATCACCAACCTGATCCGCACCGGCACCGTGACCGAAGTGGACCGGAAAAACTGGCTGTGCCGGGTAAAGGTGGGCGAGCTTGAAACCAACTGGATTAACTGGCTGACACTGCGTGCCGGCGGCGGTCGCTCCTGGTGGTGTCCGTCACCGGATGAACAGGTGGTGGTGCTGAGCCTGGGCGGAAATCTGGAAACCGCCTTTGCGCTGCCCGCCATTTACTCCAATCAGTTTGCACCGCCGTCGGATTCCGTGGACGGCTGTGTGACGGAATACCCGGACGGGGGCTGGTTTGAGTACGAGCCCGCCACCGGGCGCTGGCACGTCAAAGGCATCAAATCCATGGTGATCGAGGCGGCTGACAATATCACCCTGAAAACCGGTGAGTTTGTTGTGGAGGCTGACAGCACCCGTATTAACAGCGAAGTCGTGATCAACGGCAGCGTCACCCAGGGCGGCGGCGCGATGAGTTCTAACGGGATCGTGGTGGATGACCATGCCCATATCAAAGTCATGAAAGGCGGCGACACCTCGGGAGGCCCGGTATGACGCTGTATATCGGCATGAGTCAGGGTAACGGCAGGGCTATCACTGATTCCATCACTATCAGCAGCAGCTTTGACGGCTCAATGGTGGTTGAGCTAACCGGGAAGCGCAATAACGGCGCGTCTGTATCCCTTTCAGTGCCAACAGGAGCAGATAATGGCAGTAATTGACCTTTCCCAGCTCCCGGCCCCGCAGATTATTGAGGTGCCGGACTTTGAGGCGCTGCTTGCTGAGCGCAAGGCAGCTTTTGTAGCCCTTCATCCGGTGGATGAACAGGACGCGGTGCGGCGCACACTTGAGCTGGAATCTGAACCCGTCACCAAATTACTGCAGGAAAACACATACCGGGAAATCCTGCTGCGTCAGCGAATCAATGAGGCTGCGCAGGCGGTCATGGTGGCTTATGCCATGGGTAGTGATCTCGATCAGCTGGCAGCCATTAATAACGTAAAACGACTTACGATCATTCCCGGAGACCCGACAGCGATTCCGCCGGTTCAGGCGGTGATGGAGTCTAATAATGATTTACGCCAGCGCATACCGGCGGCAATGGAAGGTTTGAGCGTTGCTGGCCCATCTGCTGCCTATGAATTTCACGCGCGGAGTGCTGATGGCCGTGTGGCTGATGCGTCAGCTATCAGCCCGACACCGGCAAATG